GCCAAAGCATCAGTATTCCATTGATGGAGGGTATTAGTTGCCGATCCTTTTGATGCGTTGCTCATAAAGGGTGTTTCAGTTGGTGCTATGTTGTAGATAACATCAGCTAAATCTTCTCTTATGGCATTTGCACTATCATAAGTCATTGTGTTATCGTTAAGACTCTTTATTCTTAACTTCTATCATTTTATATATAGTGATAGTTCAGACTATATCTTCATCTTTAAAAAGATGTTGGGATTTCGTGGAGAGGTTATCGTTGGTACTCACTCTCTAGTCGTTACACCTTCTATGAAACTTAAAACCTTCATAGCTTGGCTCGGTATTATCCATTGCAGGACTTTCACCGAATTAACCCAATTTTACTTCAACTACTTATTTAATCGAAAGTATTGGTTGGTTGTGCCATTACTTGTTACTCCTTTTTAGTTAAATGTTAAGAATACATCTCCTCTAAAATGTTAACTGCGTCTTGCATTTTTCCACTTTTTCGGAGTTGCGATTTTTTTGCATCAATTCGCTGTTTCGTTTCAGATTCATCTCTCACATTTGAGGCATTGGAAGTAACAACTTTTGGAGCTTTATTTACTTTCTTATTTGCTAACTTTGTTTTCTTGAGTTGGTTATACCTGTAAGCATCAGCTAAAGTTAAAACTGCTCGATGGTCAACCATCATAGCAATTTCCTGATCGGTGTAACCTTGCTCTTTGGCAAAGCTCGTTAATCGTCTTGTAAATTCTTCTCTTTTATTAGGATCGCTATAAACTGGCAATTTTTCAGATAAAATTCTGCGTTCTTTTTCAAGATAGTCTTGATAGACTTTTTCTTGTTCTCTGCGTTCTTCATCATTAATGCGATTTCTTTCTTGCTGTGCAAGTTGGATCGCTTCTTTGCGTTTATCGGCATCTGCCTTTCTTTTTACATACTCGGCAGGATCATCTCGGTAGAGAGTATCCCAATCAATGTTATCTTCCTGACTCAATTGTTTTGACAATGTATCTAATTGTTGAGCATATTGAGTGCGAGAATTTTTGACTGCATCCAACTCTTTCTTCAAGTTATCTCGCATTGATTCTACATCCCTGCGTTGATTACCTAAATCTTGAGTTTTCTGTGTATAGTCAGATTCCCTAGAGTAACCCTTTAGAAGCTCATCAAGGGTAACTTTAATTTTATTACCATTTACAGTAATATCATAAAGCTCCTCTTGGCTTTCTAATTTGGCTTCATCGTTATCTACTATGTTATCGACATCTAAATCTTCTAGGATAGGATCATTGGTGTCTTTTTCAAGATCGCTGTTCTTATCTTCCAATTTTGATGTTTTTGGCTCATCGTTCCTTGCAGTCTCTTTATTGTCTAAAAGGGTAGCGATTGCCTGTGCTGTTTCAGCTTCAGTATTGGTTGGTTTTGAAACAGCAGAATCTTTTGTTTCAGATTGCTCTGCCATTATAACTCCTTATTTTTTATCGGTCTGTTTAGTTGCTAGTTTTCCAGTCTCTAAAACAGACTTCAGTTGCACCAAAAGACTATCAAACATTCTTGTCATCAAGAATATTTTTTCTCGCCCTTCGGAATCTCGTATTGGAGTGTTATTCCACTCCTGATATAAACTCGTTTTTATGGTATTAACAGCTTCCACAAATAACTCATCTTCGAGTATTGCTTTAGCTCTTAAACCTCTTTGTTTTTCTTTTTCTAAATCCACTATCTACCACCATAAAAGCCACCTAAAGATTTTGAAAATTTACTACCTGTACTTGCAGTTGATTTTTTTGCTCCTGTTGTTGAATCTCTGTCGGCTAAATTTCTGGCTATATTTTTTGCTATGGCTGCTTGATAAGAAGTATCATCTCTTTTTTTATCATCTTGTAAAAGACTTCCTAAATTTCGTGAAACTTCTGTTCCTTGTCTGCCTGTATTAACTTGTTGTGTTCCTAAAGTTCCTTGACCAACACTTCCAAGTAATTCATTAACAGTTGATCCTTTTATTGTTTTAGCAGGATCTGTTGATCCACCAACAACTACATCACCAACTTGGTTTAAGTAATTTTGTGGAGAATACATAGTAAATAAATCTCCACTTTGTTTTCCAAAAGCAAAAGGATTGTTGTCATAAAAATCACTTTGCGTTTGATCTATTAATGTTTTAACAGCTTGATTATATTTTTCTTCTCTACTTTTTCCACCACCAAACAACATATCAGCAAAACCAAATAATCCAAAAGGTCTACCTTTTTTTTCATCAAAATCATAAATAGGATTACCATCTTCATCTTCGCCTATTTGATATTTTTCTAAAAATTTTTTTGCTCCAAAAGGTATAGATGTATCTTTTTTCATTTCATCATACATCTTTTGACTTTCAGTTCTTGTATCTACATAATCATTATTACCTTGATTGTCAGGTTGATATAAAGACTGACCAAATTGTTCTATTGGCTGACATACACCATCAATTAATTGATAACCAGGAGGACAAGGATCAACTGGAACATCAGCAACAGAAAAATCAATTTGTGGATTTGGATATAATGCTGATGGATCAAGTGTTCCTGCTTTTTCTTGTTCAGTTCGTAAATCAAATATAGGATTGCGATATACACCTGCTGTATTTACATTAGGCGATGCAGCATAATTACCACCAAGATAATTACTGATAATGTTTTGTGCTTCGGAACTTTGCATGAAAGGAGAGAAAGTTGCCATTATCGGTAACTCTCACTTATCATCGCACTATCAATAATTTTTGATGCTAGTTTTTCTTTTTCCATTTGATTGCCTTTTTCTTGTTTAATAATATCGGTTGCTAGTTTTTGTTGGTCTAAATCTAATTTACCTGCTTTGAACATTTCATCAGCTTTTTGTTTTTGAGCTTTGAGTTCTATATCAGCTTGAGTTTTTTGTTGTCGCATTTGTAAATCTTGTTGTGCTAATTGAATAGCAGGATCAACTTGTGGCTCTTTTGGTGGCTTGGGAGGAACAGTTGCAGGATTGACAAAGAATTGACTCGCATCCTTATATCCACTATTTTGTAAATAACTTTCTAATGTATTGAATATATTTTGTGGAGTTACTAATCCCATGTCTCCTGCTTGTAGCAATTTTTCTTGCACACCTAAAACTTTTCCTAAAACTTCTAGTCTTTGGTCTTGATTTCCTGTGCCAAGTCCTACTTGAACTGTGCAATCATAACGATTAACCCATTCTCTAGGATCTATGCTGACAAATTTTCCTCTTAATCTTATAATTCTTTCTCTATCTTGGTATTCACATACCACCGATAAAACATTTTTAAATATTTCTTTTACACCTTCAGCAAAACTTCTTGCAATTAACTCAATGCGTTGTGTTGAGCTTTGCATCATTTGATTAACTGATTGTGCAGTTGTATGACTTTTATTAATTGTATCTGGATTTAATCCCATTAGTTGATTGGGAACACCAGATCGTTTTTCTTTTACCTCATCAATTTTCTTTAACATCGACAAACCTTCATTTAAGAAGTTTGGAGTTTGCAGAGGAGTAACAGCATTAGGCGATTTTACTCTAACGATGCTGCCAGGTCTTGTTGTTAATAAATCATCTAAATTTGCTTGACCATCCACGACAACTGTTCTGGCTGAATTTTGCATATACATATTATCGAGAGTTTGTCTCATAATACTTGTACTCATTAATTGCACATCAGCTAACAGATCATACATGGATAAACCAAAAAATCTGAATGGCATTGGTATTGCCACACACATCGCAAATGGTAAAACAGATATTTCTTCGTTCTCTAAAATAACATAGGAGTTATTTCCACTTCCACCCACCACAATCTTGCGTAACTCAGCTATGCCATCGCCATCAATGTCAGCTCTCATATAACACTCGGTTATCATAACAACTCGCATAGAAGGATCAATGTTGCTTACATTTAATTCAGTTGTTGAATCATCATAATTTCGTCTTATCATTGCTTCTGTGTTAAAGACTTCCATCTCAGCACTTGGCAAAGATTCAACATCTTTTTTATCAAAACCCATATTGATAAGTTCCG